TACAAGGAGATAAAATATATATTTTCTCATCTCCTGAGACTATGGTATTCTTGTTAGAAGAACCAGACAAAAGGTTATTATAGCATAATTTGTTAAAATGATAAATATATAGAATAAAAACTTTTTAAGAGAGACTAGAATGTTTAAAGATGATGTAAAGTCCCAAATCATAGGGACAATAAAAATTTATGACAAGGATAGTGGAAAAGTTCTTCTTCAAAAGAAGAATGCCATTCATCCTGGTAATATGGCATATGCTCTTGCTTCTGCCTTAGGCGGTCATCCAACAAGCGTTAATAGTAATGGTGCCCCACCCGTTGTTAATTGGTTAGCATTCGGTAACGGCGGCTCTAATTCAACAACTGCGCTTTCTTATCGTGCGCCAAGAGTATTTGGTACATACGATCAACTTCCTATAACTTCTAGTAACTCAACATTATATGCTAAAACATATGAACAAGAGACTGTAAATACAGTATTTCATGCTGGACAAGACATGGGAAATGGTGAAGTTGTTCCAGCGAATACAGCAAAGATACTATGTTCAGTTGAAATATCTCATACAGATTATGAGGCTGCTGTACAGGCAGTAGACCCTAATCTTTCTTTGCCTGTATCGGATAGTTCACCTGATATGGATAGTGTTAGAGCATTTACATTTGATGAGATTGGACTATTAAGTGGTGTTAAGAACGGCAATGAACTTGACGAAGACAAGACAATAATGCTGACACATGTAACATTCCATCCAGTTTTACTTTCAGCAAATAGAACGATAGTGATAGATTATACAATAACAATACAAGTAAACTAAGGAAGAGTGAATGTCGCCGCAAAGTTATCCGATTGTAAGTTACTTTAAAGCAAAAGATTATAACCAACTAGCTAACGATATTAACGAAGTCGTTGCGCTAGGATCAGGAGATGCTGGATACGGACAAGATCAATTGTTTGTGAATTTGATAACAAGTGGGACACGAATAAGTAGAAGACACTGGCTTAGATTATTTGATGCTATGAAGTTTGCAGCAGTTCATCAGGGAACTTTGTTAACTACTCCTACGACATTACTTAACGGTGACTTTAGAACTAAAGCTGAAGTTGTTGCTCATATGGCAAAGATTATGGATGACATAGAAGAGCTAAGAGCAAACAAACTAAATTATACTTTATCTAAAATGAGCATTCAAAGTAACCTAGTAAGTTCTATGAATGAATTTGTCGTATGCGAACCAGACCCCACAGATGAACAGTGGGGACAAGAAAATCAATGGTACGAATTTAGAGTTAATTTTGTTGACGCAGACTCAATGAGACACTTCTTTAATGCCGGCGGTGAAATTAGAATTGAATCAGAATTAGATCCTAACCTTCCTGATATACCTGAAGGTTATCACTTTGATACATCTGAAGGATGGCATAGACTATTGTTTGATATTGGGGTAGTGAAAATTCAACACAGCGAAACAGTATCAAGTAAGGGCGCAGGTACTCCTGGTTTAGGATATACCGGTCTTATTGGTAGCTATCAAAATGTTTACACAAAAAGAGCCAATTATATAGGTCTGCCTAATAACGCTTATGAAGTATGGGCGAAACTACATTCAGATCATCAAATTGATGTAGCAGTATATTTCTTAAATAATGAACATTTAAATACTTATGGTGGATACTGTGGTTATACAGGATACAGTGGTTATAGTGGTTATGGTGGCTACGGTGGATACAGTAACTATATAACAGGTCAAATCCAAGGTGTTCTTAGTATGAACGTTTCACAGCAAAGAGCAGACGACCCTCATCCATCACGCTTAGGTGTTATTTCACCTTCTCCAACATATCAAATTCTACACGATATGGAAGGCACTCTTTATAATCCAAATAGTCCTAATAATTAATAAATACTAATAGTAATATTAGGAGAGAGCTTTGCCACTACAAAGTACCGGACCTATTTCTATGTCCGACATCAGAACAGAATTTAGTACACGACTTCCGGAAGCTGCAAGGCCTTCTGCTACCGCAATTGCGTCTTCACAATTTTTAGCATCTATCGGTGATGTATTAGGAAAGAATACAGGTGATCCTGTGTCTTTTAGTGATTTTTACGGTTTATCTAATTATCAAATTATTCTTCCTACTAATTCATTTGAAGTATACACAACATATACTGCTACTATACCAATCGCAGATATTTTAAATGGCGCAGTTGATGAATATAGTAATAATCAAGACCCTTTGACAATCATATCTGTTTCTAACGCAGTTAATGGTACGGTTGTTCTTAGTGGTTCTAACATTGAATTTACAAGTACTGGTGGAGTTGGTGTAGCAGCAAGTTTTACATATACAGCTAGAAACTCATCTAATATTACAAAACAAGGCACTGTAACAATGAATGTTGTAGCGATACCGCCTATTATTGCTGTATCTGATACATATGATTTGAGACAAGCTGAAACTCTTTTACTAAGTTCTTCTGACCTAGTATCAAACGATATTGATGGACAGGGTTTATCACTAAGTGTATCATCTGTTCAAAATCCAACTAATGGTACATTAAGTTTAAATGGTACTACTATTGAGTTTGTTTCGACAGGGCTTTCTGGTCAACCAGCCGGATTTCAATACACTGTTACTAATGGAACAGAAACACAAACAGGAAATGTTTATATAAACATTACCCCTCTACCGGAACAAGAGTCTTATATCTATAGGGATTCCGGTGATGCTACTGCTGCTACACAAACACTTGTTCCACCAACACAACAAGACATTTTCAACAGTTGGGACAGATTTGATGGAGGAAATTATTATCCTGGCGGTACAACTCCTGGAGGGCAAGCTGCTGATTGGTATTATGATACTAATACTGAAAGTTTTGTTCAACCTACAAATACTTCTCTGGGTGGCGGGTTCATTTCACCAACAACTCACAGCGATTTTACTTTTGAAGGTACAGTATATTCTGTAGCTACATGGGATGACGATACTATCGGTCTTATTGCTGCTTTTGTGAGAGACGGTACGACCAACAAAGCACTAGTTGCTGCTCGTACAAAAGGTGGTCAACAACCAACTGGGCATTGGGGGGTATTTTATACTGAAAATGGACCATGGTTGCCTCAGTATGTAATAGCAAATATATCATTTACAACTGGTTCAACAGTTTCTAATGCTTGGTATCCAGATCAAGCACGAATAAAAGTACAAAGACAAGGTGACACATTTAAGTTTTATACAACACATTGGAACGATCTGGAAAACTATCAAATCTCTTCAGAGATAACTGTAGATTTAGATAGCGATCCACGATTGGCAGTATTTAAAGGCGAAGCCCCATATGGGTATTATAGCCACTCTCAAGGTGGTAGTACATATGCTGATATTAATTTTACAGGTGGTCTTGATGCTAATATTCTTATTGACGCACAGACTGGTATCGTTTATGAATGGAATGGGTCTTCTTGGGTTGATAGCGGCAGAACAATACAAGACGAAATCGGTTACACTAGAAAGGTTACAAATCCAGCGAACGGACAAAGATTTATTGTTAAAGAAACAGAAATTGTTTATCTTGGTACATCCGTTGGTGCAACATTCAATGCTACTAGAATACTAAACGAAGAACAAAACATTATCATAAATTCTGTTAATGGTGGTACAGGTGCTGGTAGCGGAGTTCAAGTAGTAGGGCTATTCCAGTCTGGTATAGAAGAAACAAATCTACTAAACGGTCTTCCTACTCTTAACACAACTAGTGCGTATTCAAGCAATACAAACAATGTCGGTTCAGGAACATACTTTAGTGATAATGGATTAGATATATCTACATTAAGTTTAGTGGGTGGGGTCGTAGCATTTGCAAATGGTACAATAGGCCAAATCACTGGTGTTACTGACTCATCTATATCATATTCTCCAACAACAGACTATACTATTTACGATGAAGTAATATAGTAGTTGACAACAAAAATCATATAGTGTATAATTGTAGTATTATATCAGGAGTACACGTATGGCTAAGAGAAAACCATCGAATGATGATTTAAATAGAAACTTACAAAAAGAAAAAATCGAAAATGCTCTTCATATGAAAAACGCTATGAAGACCTTTAACTTGAATAAAGAAAACATCAAAGCTAAAGTAGATAATTTATTGTCATACAGTATGAATGGAGGTACATTTGAAGTATCGCCTGAACTTATAGGTTTTGTTAACTTTATAGTTTCATCTGGTAGAGAAGAGGCTATTATACTTGACAAGAATAGACTACCTATAATCATTAATAACACAAAAGAATTTTTAGATAAAATTTCAGATGTATACTTTTTTGCTGTAAATGAGTATTACTTGGAATACGAGCAATTAAGAAGCTCCAGAAGGATTGATGTGGCACTAGAATTATAATGAAGGGTATTTTATTATTTGCACAAAACAATGATTACGTTGACTACGTAAAGATAGCTTGCGCAAGTGCTGGCTATGCTAGAAAGAATTTGTCTGGATTTGATGAAATTTGCTTAGTCACTGATGTACATTCTGAGTATGATGAAGAATTGGTAAGTCGTGCGTTTGATAGAGTTATCACATTAGACAATCGTGGGTTTTATACAAATAGACTATACCGTGATACAGCAGATGATACAGAATATGCTAAATTTATAAACGCAAGTAGAAGTTCTGTTTTTGATATCTCTCCATACGCACAAACACTAGTAATAGATTGTGATTATTTTGTAATGAGTAACGCACTAGACGGTGTTTGGGATAGTCATAATGATTTTATGATTACAAAAAGTTATAGGGATATATCCGGCGGAGAAGATAAAGATAATAACGTGGTAAAAATAGACGATTATTCAATTGATATGTATTGGGCGACTGTGTTCTATTTTAGAAAAACAGTATTTACTGAAAGTCTATTCAGTATGATACATAATGTTAAAGAACATTATATGTATTACTACAACTTATACAATTGTGAAGGCGCACTATTCAGAAATGATTATGCGTTTTCAATTGCTCTTCATATTTTAAATGGTAATGTAAAGTATACAGTTCCAGAACTACCTATAAAATATCTTATGAATAGCTATGATACAAATGACATATACAAGGTTAGCAGCGAAAAGGAAATGGTTCTTACAACATCTACTCTTAAGAAGTCTAAAGAATGTGTACTAAGTAGATTTAAAAATTGTGACCTTCATATTATGAATAAGCGTTCTATTGAAAGACATATGGATAGCTTATTGGAATTTGGAGGCTTGGCATGAGTAGAGGGTATATTGTTATAGTTCAAAATAACAAAAAGCATGACTATCTAAGAATGACATATGCGTTAGCATTAAGTCTTAAAGCAACACAACGTGAAAACTCTATTTGTGTATGTGTAGATGAATACACAAAAACTTTAATTACTGATAAACATAGAAAAGTGTTTGACCATATTGTAGATATTCCGTGGGAAGATGAAGCAGATGAATCTACTTGGAAGATAGAAAACAAGTGGAAGTATATTCACATGTCTCCATATGATGAAACTATTATACTAGATAGTGATATGATATTCACTCATAGTGTTGATCATTGGTGGGATTATCTAGCGCAAAAAGATGTTTGGTTGTGTACAAATGTAAAGACATTTAGAAATGAAGAAGTAACAAGCGACTTCTATAGAAAAAAGTTTACGTCACTTGATTTGCCAAATGTTTACAGTAATTTCTCATACTTCAATAAATCAGAGTTTGCATATGATTTTTTCAAAACTGTAGAAAAAATTATGACAAACTGGGAAGATGTGTATGAACAGCATCTACGTGGAAGCGGACAAGATTGGATGAGTGCTGATATCGCATATGCGTTAGCAGTAAAGTTTATGGATATTGAAGAGTTAGTGTGCGACTACAGTATTAAATCATACCCAACATTTGTGCATATGAAGAGTCATATACAAAATATACCCAAGCATAAAATATCTAACATTTGGAATACTGATATATTTTCTAACGTAGCAGACGATTTAACATTAACTGTTGGAAATTTTGAACAAATTTATCCATTTCATTATGTTGAAAAAGATTGGCTAACACATAGTATCATAAAAAAGTATGAAGGTGTGGTACTATGATTAAGAGTATTAAAGAAATAGATTGGAATACTGAGTTCAAAATCATCCACTTTGATGACCGAGGGGTTATACTTTCAATCGATAATAGAATTTCAGAAGAACCTGGTGTACAACACGCATATTTTGAAATTAAAGATATTATGGGGTTAGTTGTAGGCACGGAAAGATTGCGTGACTATAAAGTATTCTACGATAGTAAAACTTTGAATCATCATCTAAAAAAATTAACAAGTGAAGAATACAAGTCTAATAACTTGACAACATATGTTAAGAAGATAGAACGTACTGACAATCCAGAAGTAATCGTAAAGATTGTGGATGACGGCATAACAATACGTGCCACAGATTTATTGCGTGATTATTTTGTACCAGACGCTTCTGAAAAAGTAAAAATAGGTGGTAAATTAGATCACCGTTTTTACATCACATTAAAAGACGAACCTGAGTTTATAGTAGAAGATTTGAAAATTAAGTTTTCAGAGATTCTAACAGGCAAAGAGATACACATTAACTACGAACATAAATATGACATAAGTGTTTATACACGTTATGTTTTCAGTACATATTCATTAGGAGATTAAAATGACAATTTTGCGGGTAGCTGAGACAGATGTTTTTTATCTAAGCTATGATGAACCCAACAAAGAAGAACATTGGGCAGATGTTTTGCGTAAATGCCCATGGGCAAAAAGAGTAGATGGCGTTAAAGGATTTGATAACGCACATAAAGCATGTGCTAGGGCAAGCGAAACCGATAGATTTATCACAATTGATGGTGATAATATAGTTGACAAAAAGTTCTTTGATTTAGAACTAGTCTTTCCTGAAAAAACAAATATTTCACGTTCTATTATTTCTTGGGGTGCGAAGAATGTTGTTAATGGTTTAGTTTACGGTAACGGCGGAATCAAATGTTGGCCAGTAGACTTGGTACTAGAAATGAAAACCCACGAAAACGCAGAAGACGAAACAAAGAAAGTTGACTTCTGTTGGGACTTAGATTATGTTCATATGAACAACGTATATTCAATGGTGTTTAACGCAGGTTCACCTTTCCAAGCATTTCGTGCCGGTTTCCGTGAAGGTGTTAAAATGTCACTTGATGAAGGTAATCGTGTAAAGCCAGAAGAGTTCAAAGACAGGTTATGGCCAAAGAATTATGAACGTCTTTTGACATGGTGTAATATAGGCGCCGATGTTGAAAACGGGCTTTGGGCTTTATATGGTGCTAGATTGGGATGTCATGATGTTTGTTTTAAAGATGACTTTGTGTTAGAATGTATATCTAGCTATGATTGGTTTAATGATTATTTTTATAATGAGATATTCCCACAGTATGAAGGTGGAGATGAGATTTGCACTTCAACTAGATTAACATGGGACTATGATACATTATACGAAGATGTATTAAGAGTAGGCGATACACTAGCAGACGATATCGGTATGGAGATTTGTGATCCAACCCCAGAGGTTGCTCAATTCTTTAAGAAGGTATATACAAATCCAAAACGTGTTGCTAATCCACTAGCAACAGAAAAATCAACCGGTTGGGATAGATAGGAGCTATTATGCCATTAGGACCACAGAACTTTTATAACAGACTAGATCATCACCACGAAGAATGTAAAGATTGGGTCGTAGTTAATTGGAATTTAGGCAACATGTGTAACTTTACATGTTCTTATTGTCCTAGTATTCTTAACGACGGTAGCTTTGGATGGAATGATTTTGACGTAGTTAAAGGTTTTATCGATGAAGTTGTTGAGCATTACTCTCCTAGAACTGTATATTTTGAATTTACAGGCGGTGAAGTTACACTATGGAAAGACTTTGTTAAGTGTGCTGAATACATTAAAGAAATAGGACATGATATAGGATTTATCAGTAACAGTAGTAGAACTATAAGATGGTGGGAGAAGAATAAAGAAAAGTTCGACCACGTGTGTTTAAGTTTTCATCCAGAAGAAGGAAATCCAGAACACTTTTTAGAAGTTGTTAAAATTATGAGTCAACAGTGTAGAACACATGTTAATATTATGATGCATTACAATCCTGAAATCTGGCCTACTTGTGTAGACGTTGCCGAAAAAGTTATTGAAATACCTAATATCTCATTAGCACTACAGCCGTTGATTATTGATTTTGGTGAAACTCTTTACTCTTACAGTGAAGAACAAATCAAATATATCGATGACCAATGGAAACTGTTGGGTAGTAAAATCAAGTATGATAAGCAGTGGAAGATATACCGCGGTAGTATGGATATGTGTGACGATGTGAATGATTTAAAGCAGAACAGCAGCGCACATAGATTTATTAACGATAAAACAAATGACTGGGAAGGCTGGTATTGCTGGAGTGGCATAGAACAGATTGTTGTAGATTTTGACGGAAGTGTTATGATCGGCTGGTGTAGAGTTGGTGGTGCATTTGGTAATATGAAAGACCCTAAGAATATCAAGTGGCCTAGAAAACCTACTATGTGTACAAAAAGTATGTGTCATTGTAACTTTGACATTATGAGTAAAAAAGTATTACCTGCTGATTGTTATGAGGTTTTGGAAGATGCCGATTAAAGAAGATCCAAGCATCCCACTAGACAATAAGCAATTGCGTTTGTATGGTTCGGATGGCAAGTTCATTAGAATGAGTGTAGACGAAGCGATTGCTAGAGGTCATAACTCTTGGAAGGGATGGAAGTGTAGTGCGGGTGTCCGAGGACTTTATATTGATTACGACGGTAACATATGGAATGCAAACTGTGCTAGTAGCCACAGAAATAGTAGCGCACATTATAATACAGTTGTAGAAGAATGGAGACTTGAACGTGAACGTGTTTTTGGTCCATATCCTCATATTGAATGGTATAATGAAAATACAGAAGGGGGTTGGCCTCTTCCAAAAATAGGCTGGGAAACTTGTGAACAACACGTAAAATTACAGCAGACCCTAAAAGAAACTGAAGAAGCATTCTTTAGTAATTTAGGTAGAAATATGATAAAAGAAAAAATAGATACAACTGCTAGTGCTTGGAAATGGGAAAGTACACTAGATGATATACCAGACAATTGGGGTCTATTAGGTAATATCCGTGAAGGTATAGATATACCCGAAGAGTATGTAGTATGTCCATTTAATAATTGTGGCTGCGGTGCTGATGTTATATTAAGTAAAGCAAAAACAAAAAAGCATATAAAGTTTTTAGATGTGACTCATAACGGTTATTCTGGAACGGAACGAGGTGGCGATGATTACACAGCACAATCTATTGACAAAGGAGTCGCTGTAGAAATGAACTTTCCTATACCATATCAGATATTATGGGATATTGGTAGAAGATGTAATTATGCTTGTGATTATTGCTGGCCAGCAGTTCATAGTAACACAGAAAGATTTCCTACATATGAATCAGTTATCGAAACGATAGATATGATTATTGAACATTGGAGCGGCGGAGATCAAATCAGATGGAACTTTGGTGGAGGAGAGCCTACAATGCATCCTCAATTTATTGATATCTTAAAGCATTTGAAATCTAAAAATCAATGGACGCTGGTAACTACAAATGGTAGTCGCAGTACTAAGTTTTGGCGTGAGGCAACACAGTATATAAATAGTGTCAATATGAGCGCACATTTTGCTAGTATGGATTTATACCGTGGAAACGAAGACAGATTTATCGAAAATTGTAAAATAATCATGCAGCACCATGATGATGTTGATGATGATCTATGGTTAGAAATTAAACTTATGACCCCTCCAGGATTTTTAGATAGAGCGCAAAAACTAAGAGATAGAATTTTAAACATACCACAATGGCATACCAATGGTGCAAATGGAAGAATGAAAGGTACTCTTAGTTTGGTACCAATCAGAGATATAAATGATGCTAGTAGTCTTGTAAAATATAGTGATAACGAAATAGAATTTTTTAAGGAACAGTAAGAATGAGTGATGTAGATAGTAGATTTGATCTGAATCCAGACATATACAGAACGCCTGAGCAACGTATAGACATGATTCTAGATCCAGATTGTCCACGTGAGGTACTTGAAATTGTAGCAACATTTGATGAAGACCAAGATGTATTACTTAGCGTACTTAGATCACCAATAATAGATGATGATATAATAGATATTGTAAAAGATAGACTCGGTGAGGTTTACAATGATTTATTAGAATCTAAATTACTAAGAGAAGCAGACCAAAGTTCATTCTGTACTATTCCATGGATCCATGCTGGTACTAATGCGAATGGTAGTATTCGTGCTTGTTGTCAAATGATATACACGGATGAGTCATCTAATGTAGGACTTATTGAAAAAGATGATGGTACGTTATTGAATTATAATGATAAGATAAGCAGAAACAGAAACGCAAAATTTTGGAAGATGTTGCGAAGTGATATGTTGAAAGGTAAAAGACCATCTGCGTGTAAATTATGTTTTGACGAAGAAGATGCTGTGCCGTATGGCATGTCAAGAAGAAAATATGCCAATAAACATTTTCCAGATGTAGTACTAAATGCATATGAAAAAACTAAAAAAGATGGAAAAATTAAAAACAAAGATTTTCCTATTAGATGGTGGGATCTACGTTTTGGTAATAAATGTAATTTAAAATGCAGGTCTTGTGGTCCATCAAATAGTGATTTGTGGTATAAAGATTATATGGAAATGGTAGACAGTAAAAAATCTGATAAACCATTTACAATTGATTTAGACGGAGAACATGCTGAAATCATAACAAATTCTAAAGGTCAGGTTGAGATACCTCATATGAAAAGTTGGTATGAAGGTTCACAACTATGGACTGATATTACAAAAAACTTAAAGTATATAGAAAGATTATATTTTACAGGAGGTGAACCTACTATCAATCATAAGCATAGAGAATTGTTAGAAATGATTGTTGAAAAAGGTTTATCGAAAAATATAGAGTTAGAATATAATAGTAATATGGCTGCGAGTAGTAAGAGCTTTTTCGATCTTTGGGCACAATTCAAAAAAGTAGTAATAGGGATGAGTCTTGATGGTATGGATAGTCATTTTGAATACATACGAAATCCTGGAAAATGGAGTAAGACTGAAAGATTACTAAAAGAGTTAGATACTGATCCCAGACTTGATAATTTAGAAGCTAAAGTTACTTTAACTCTTAGTATTATGAATGTGTTTCATGTACCAGACTTTATGTATTGGATAAAAGAACAAAACTTTAAGCGTCTTAGTAATGAAATGCATATACATTTAGTATTTGGTCCAGAGCAATATTGTATACAAAATTTACCTACATATCTTAAAAAAGAAGTAGAGGATCTATATAATAGATTTATAACTCATATCTGGAAAAGATGGCCAATCGACACTTGTACACAACATGATATGATATGGGCAGGTATTACTGAAACTGCTTTAAAGCAAGCGTTAGGACAAATGTGGGCAAAAGAACAAGACCCTAATATGTGGGAAAAATTTAAAAGAGACACAATTAGACTTGATAAAATAAGAAAAGAAGACTGGAAAGAAAGTCTACCAGATTTAGCGGCAGCAATAGGAAGAATGAATGACGCAGAGAAACGAAAGCAAAGAACAAAACTCGCTGACCTCTCAAAAAAAGTCAAAACCAAAGTATGATTTTAAAAGCGAAGACAGAGATCAAATTGTTCTAACTGTTATTCAGCATGAAGAAGAAATGCGTCATGCCAACAGTCATTTAGGAACAGATCCTGTTTCTTCTGTTTCTAAAAATTATACATATTGGAGTCAAAGAGAGGATACTGGATATGAGTATTGGTCTAGTTTAAATCCTCCTAGAAAAAATGATAAAATATCTTTTGTTGTTTGTCCTAGTTGGGGTATTATATTTCCTCCATATAACGCAGCACGTATATCATCATTGCTGAGAGAAAATGGTTATGAAGTAACAGTATATGATACTAATATTGAATCTTATCATTATCTTAAAGATAAGTTAGATTATGATCCATGGGACGCAATATACTGGGATCATTGGATTGTTCCAAACTATGATACTAAAATAAAACCTGCGTTAACTCCACTATTAGACGAAACAGTACAGCGTATTATTAACGATGGTGCTAGATTTGTTGGCTTCAGTTTGTATGCTACAAATACTGTTCCTAGTGCGTATATGATAAAAGAATTAAAGCGTCTTGCGCCCGATATCACAATATTAATAGGTGGCCCAGAAGCGTTCCAAGACTGGTTAGATGATTATGAAGAACCCAATCCTCATAAAAGACATCCATATCCTTTGGCAGATATAATAGAAAACTATGATGTTAGAATTATAGGTGAAGGTGAAGAAATGTTATTGGGTTACCTAGAAAACTATAGTGAATATTCAAAAGAAGATGGTCCTCATGTTTTCGGAGGAGCAAATAGCAGACTTGATTTAAACCAAATGCCTTTTCCAGATTATTCAGATTATGATTTGTCTCTATATTCTCACCAAGGCGGTGTTAGTATTGAAACTAGTAGAGGTTGTATTGCTCTATGTAGTTTCTGTTCCGAGACACACTTTTGGAAGTTTAGATCCCGTGAAAGTACAAATGTTATAGATGAAATGCAGCATCAGATTGATACTTATGGTACAAGACGATTTTGGTTTGTTGATAGTTTAGTAAATGGTAATATAAAAGCGTTTAGAGATTTAGTAGATCAGATAATTGAACGTAGTATGGACATCAGATGGAATAGCTATGCTAGATGTGATGGACGTATGGATTTAGAATTCTTTCATAAAATCAAAGCGAGTGGTTGTAGCTTGTTAAGTTTTGGAGTTGAAAGTGGAAGTGAAAAGGTTCTACTTGATATGAAAAAGAAAATTAAAGTTTGGGAAATAGAAGACAACTTACGTGATGCTAAAATAGCAGGAATAGAAAATCATATTAACTGGGTCGTCGGATTCCCAACTGAAGGACCTGCTGAATGGTGTCATAGTTTACACGTTTTGTATAATATACGAAATTGGGCCACGGTTATCTCGCCGGGCATGACATGCGGTGATGCTCCACTGAGTGATATGAACAAGAACTGGAAAAACTATAAAATTCAATGGAGTGAAACTCCATGGGATAATAAGTTTATGAGTAATTGGTATACAGAAAATTATGAGAATACTATTCTACATAGGGCATTACGATTGAAGTACATGAATCAATGGTTGTCTATGTGTATCAACGAAGCAGAAGGAACTATAATTAATTCTCAGAGTCGTCCGGGAATGAGTAAATTTGTAGAATTTGAACAGAATAATCCCGGAGAATATAAGGATTACATACCACAACGTTCAAATCAAAATTTTAATATTTTTAGTGGTGATACCGCCCAAAATAATTTAGCTGCTACATTGGCAAATGAAAACTTACCACATATGTGGATTATGTATCAAGCGTTCAGTGGACATAAATTTAAAATGACTTGGGATCCGGAACTAGATATGCAGGAGTTTGGTGTGAGCCTTGCCACTATGCTATCAGGCGAAGCAGAGTGGGAAGTTGATGACAACGGCGACTATAGCTTTAAATGCTGGTATGAATTTGAGCATGTAGCACAAAACGAAGACAGGTCAGTAGAAGAACATGAACTAAAAAGAGAAGATATGTCTTTTGATAAACAGTATTTTGAACTAACAGGAAACGTATCAGAGTTCGATGGAGTTGAATTTATAAATGAATGAACATGAATTATTTAAAAAGATATTTTTAGATAATAGAGATGATGATGTAAACTATGCGTTATTGACTCATCCATCTCACTCATGGCGTACGATAGCACAACCAACATACGAAGATTGGAAAGACGTATTAAAAGAATTTAGTTTGATAGATTGTTTTATAGACACAAGGGAACATAACATGAGTCAACTGTGGTTAGATGGCAACCTTTCAGAAAAATATCATAGTATACCATATGGTAGTGGCGTTTTAAAAGGTCTAGATTTTTTAAAAGACTTACAGCTTATAGACAAAAACGATGAAGCAGACTTTGATAATCTATTCGCAAGATTCTATCGTATGCTAGTATTATGTAGTGATTTGATAGAAGGAGATGTTAAGTCGCCTCCTGTATTAAGCAACGTTCATAGAAATACAATTCATCCAGGAAGTACAATAAGCCAATCTCATCAAATAATCGATAAGCCTCTGCGTATAATCTTAATGAAACCTAAAGATGAAAGTAGAATTGAAATCCCTGTTAACATATTAAAAGTAAACAAGTATATTTCAACTTTAGAAGATTTAGAAAAATCATATGAAGGAAATCTTCTTGGCTTCATAGAAAGAATAGCAGGAAGAATAAAACATTTACATCTTTACAGTTATCATTCATCTTGGGAAAAACCTGATGATAGAGGTTATGTAGAATACCCAAAGTTTGATGCTGTGAAATTTTTAAAATATTGTAATGATAACTTTCCAGATACATGTGAAAGTGTAACCGTACGATTACCAAGGATGACAACAGATTTAACATTTAAAGTAACAAACGATTCAGATTTAATAAAACAAGCATTCATTTACGGAAAGAAAGAATGTTTCATTTAAGAAAGGTATAATATGGGATTTGTAGGTGTAACTAATTATAAAAAGAGTAGTGAAAGATTACCCGGTAAACATCATATGGAGTTTTACGATGGTAAATCTCTTGTAGATGTAAAACTAGAACAATTGTTTGCAGCCGGAGCAGAACACGTTTATATTAGCACAGATGATACAGAAGTATCTAATACAGAAAATGTCACGTATGTTCAACGTGATTCTGAATATTGTAACAATGTAACTAGATTTACATATGTATTAGAACAGATATATAACGGTGTACCAGTTGAAGATGACCAAGATGTAATTTATACATTTGTTTGTTGTCCTCTGTTTAAAAGATATGATGAATTATATAATGTATATAAGAATACAGGAAAGAACCATATTGCTGTACACAATAGTTCACATTATTATTTGGATGTTAATAAAAGACCTATTAATTTTACATTCGGTCTTTGGCATCCATACAGTCAAGGAATAGATCCAGTATATATGTTTCCATATGCAGGTACAGTCTGTAAGATGAAAGATTTAAGAGAAGCAAAATACATGATACCAATGGAGTTCGAATATTTTAATATGAATCAATTCGAAGCTATCGATATTGATGAATTGGAAGAGTTTGAATTAGCACAGGCATTGTATAGTCATTATAAATAATCCTATGATAGAATTATATGGGCGTGGAATTTATCCATCTTACGGTAGAGAAATAAAAAGTAAGTTAGTAGAAGAATTTACTGACCATGGAAAGTTTGGCAATGACAATTGTGCTGAAGATAGAACCGTCGAAATAGTAAAAAAATATAGTAAATCACAACCAGAACTATTAAGTAAACTTTTTACCATTGGTATAGATGATTATACTATAGAAGAATTCTGTAATTGGACGTACAAATATAACAATTACGATTTTAGAAGCAAACACAACTATACTGATAAAAATACTAAAAATGAAATCTGGTGTTTTGGTTGTAGCTATACTGAAGGGATAGGAGTCCCAGAGAGTCGAAGATGGACCAGTATTCTACAAAATTTCACAGATCAAAAAATTATCAACTATGGACTTAGTGGTACTGGTATAAACACAGCCTATAGAATTTTTTTGAATTGGGTAAAGTTTGTAGAACATCCTCCTAGCCATATTATAATGCTTGGTTTTTTTGAAGGTAGAGCAGAACAGAAAAGAACATTTGAAGGTAATACTTTTTACAGGCCCTTAATGTTGACTATATTAGATGATTTAAAAAACAGAAACAAAAATATGGGTGTAGAGAGGTTCAAAGAAATGGAACACGGTTATACTCTTAAACAAATAGAAAAGTTTTTTTATGATGAAATATTGAGATACGATTTTTATAAGAATAGTATATTAGATATCTGTAAAGAATATAACATAAAATATTATTTTGAAGAACCATGGTTTTTAGATTTACCAAAAATAACTACACATACATATGGTTTTGCAAGGGATTTACAGCCAGCTGATATAAGTAAATCCCTTGATATTTTAGATAGTGATTTAATCTTTAATGAACACGTTCACAGTCCAGAAAATTTTCAACAAAACTTTTATAAGAAATTTATCAGCCATCCTAGCCCTATATTTCATAAAAAAGTAGGAGAACACATGTATAATAACTTTCTTAGACAATCTTAACGTAGTTCAGTCGAGTCTCTTTGATTGTCTCATTGTTCCAAACACGTCCCAAATCTTTTACTTTTCCTGTAATTTTAAAAGAACCTTTTTTATTTGCTATATAATCTTTTGTAGTAAAGAATGAAACACGATTACCATCAGTCGTAATAGCATTAATATTATATCCTGCCCATGCTGTTGCTGGACGCTTAGAAATAATTTCAATTTCAGTAGACACAGTATCACCTTTAGAACCGATATGCTCAGAACCAACTGAACGTTCTGCCAAACGCTTCTGTGTTTCTTCACGCTCAACATATGCTGGGATGTAAGCAACAACACCAATATGATGGCGAGGAGAAAGTTCTTCATCATCGGAAAGAAACTGCTGAATGCTTGTTTCAAAGTCATTCAATTGATCTCCTAAAACTTTGAACATGTAGTCAAGTTCTAGATTCTTCATCATTTCTTCAGCTTCTATCATAACATCAGTAGAAAGAGCATCGCCGTCTAACTGTTGGATGGTTTCCATAACAAAGCGGTTACTTTGCTTGACTAATACATATTGACTGTTTCCGTCTTCATCTTCTATGAAGTCCGAATGGCCGCCACGTTTGATATACTCACCGTTAATCTTTTGAGCAACGATAGCAAGCGCAAGTAACTCAGTTTTAGTAACAGGATTATCGTAGAAAACTGATGGTTTTAGTTTTAAAGTTTCATCAGCAAATGAACGAGCATTAATCATGTTTAAGTCCTCTCTGTGATTACTCTATTAATATAGCACGATTCGCTATCTTGTCAAGTTTTAGTAGATTGCCTCCCATACACACTCAGCAACAAAGTCACCATTATCATTGATAGCATCTAGTTCTTCCTCAGTAGCAGGAACACCATCAATGTCACAGCTTTCGATATACGCATCGCAGAAGTCAGGATAGTCTGCCATGTCAATACATGCTACTTCTACATTATCAATTTTATTAAAGTCTATATTCATTACACTACCTCCGCATAGTCACAGAATGTTTGATTAAAAACAGAAACAAGATCCTCATAGTCACCTGACTTCATTTCGTCAAGCACAGCTTCGGCATCTTGCGAAGCATAACCTAAATCTTTCATCAACTGAACTGCTACACCTAAGATGTAGAAAGCGTTTCCGTTTGGTGAATCCCGATAAATTGTCTGCATATCTCTCTCCTTATGCGAATAAAGGTTTCATTGTTTCGAACACTTTGTTGTAAGCATTCACTTCTGCTTCATACCATTCGTAGAAGTCACTGTCACTATCAAAACGAGCATTGTCACTGCCATAACTTGCGCAGTGTTCTTCCCAAACACGATCCATAGCCATCATGCCTTCAAGCAAGTCGCCACGACCATAATGTGTCATAGTCACTTTTGCTTCTTCAAAAGTCATATCAAATTTGTTAAAAGCTGGGATACGAAACATATTGTCACCTTTCTCTCAATTACATATATAATATATAGTGATTCGCAGGATCTGTCAAGTTTTAAAACCGTTTTAATACACGCCCGCCACTGTTAATGAAATCTGTTTTTTGGTTCATTTCGAATTCAAAAACTTTAGTAGCTGATGGGTATCCCATTACATTTTGAGTTCTATATAATGAGTCACAGTTTGTTATTTCTAATGTTTCACATGTACCTGCTGTGCCTACTTTGCTAAAGTATATTTCTAGGTCTCTTACGGTATTAAATTCATTCATACGAATACGATATAGACCAAACTTAAATGCAATTCTATCAGCACCAAATGATGTATTGCCACGATAACCGATAACCTTTCTACCATCTATCCAAGCATCGTATACACCATTAGTATCATTTGACCAAACAGCACGGCTTACATATTCTACCCAACGTCCAGTATAACGCTGTGTTCCACCCAAGAATACCATTGTATCTGTCTTATCACAGAATGAATTCTCGCCGTCACCGTCACGTCCAATAATACAGTCATTTTCTTTAAACTGATGTTTTATAGTAAGACCTTCACCTCGAACTGAAAGATTTAATAGGGGACCGAATGTTTGATTATTTCGTATTTCTTTTAAATCAAAGATTGTAGCAGGTGCGTCTGCTACAGTACCTTTGGGTAACCAAAAAACAATTCGTGTCCAAATCTCTTTATTAAAACGCTGTGCCGTTTCTTTTCGTTGTCCATATTCAAAACGTTGTCCAAAACCGCCTACACCATTACGATACCAATCATCACGTGCACCTCCCATAGAGGTACTAAGATGTATTCTAGCAGCAATTTCACCCTGATGTTCTACCATTTTAAATGCTTTACTTTTGGCAACATTTCTCTCAACAAATATGTTGCCATACTTGCTATCTGCCATAAGTATTTGTCCTATATTTTGATTAACACCTGTTGGCTTTTCTTGTTGTATGGTAGAAGTATCAGGCGAACAACCTAATACACTAAGACTTAATAAACTTAATGCTACGAATTTTTTCATGTTTATTTACCTTCTATAATGTCTGCAGCTTTTTCAAAGTATTCAGTATACAGTTCACCGTCAAGCAACACTCCCCATTTCATGTACATATCGCTATCAACAAAGTTCCAGTTAATAGTACCGTCTTTGTTCTTGTTAGCAGGCTCAGTAGCAGTCCAGATCATATCGTTATAGAACTGATTGAATGTGCTTAACTCTTGCTCTTTAATGGCATTGTATAAGTTTTCGGGAATATAACCGTAACCACGTGCTGTATTGTACGCTACATATGCTTCATATGTTTTATGTTCTACTGCTTGCATAACTAAGTCCTTCTCTTTGATTACATAATTAATATAGCATGATTCGTGGATATGTCAAGTTTTTAAAGATAAATAAGTACGAAGTTAAAAAGGATACTTGAATGTTATACGCAAATGGATGTAGCTTTACATATGGAACTGGACTAGCAGATAAAGAAACTGCATGGCCTTATGAACTAGCAGAGATGTTAGGGTTTGATAGAGATGAAACTGTCACAGAAGCAGACAGAGGCGTTTCTAATACATATATTGTAAGAACAACAATTAAAACTGTGAGTGATTTTCTACAAGAAGGTAAGAAGCCTTTTTGTGCTATAGGTATGACTGCTCCTAGCAGAAGAGAGCATTTTATAGAAGATAAAAATCTACTAGTTCATAATATACCGTCACCGGAATATCATGGTAACATTAGACTCGAAGAAGAAACTAATAAAGAATTGGCATTGTTAAATTCTTTATACATGAAGCATTTTTGGAGTCCAACATATGACTTCCATCAATATCTTATAAATGTTTTAACACTTCAAAACTTTTTTAAGAATGCTGATTTAGAATATGTAATTTTTAATTCACTAAATCTTACACCTAACTTGATTGATCCTACAATCTTTTCAGAAATTTGTGAGCAAACAGAAATGACAAATGTTATGGCGCAAATAGATATGACTAGATTATATGAACAACAAACATTCTTTACATATATGTATGATAATGAGTTATACTATGATAAAGAGGGCGACGAAAGGTATATGCATCCAAACAAAGAAGCACATAATGGTTGGGCAAAAATATTATTTGATGATATAGAAAGAACAAGATCAGGAAACGGATAATGAAAACACTTTGGGAAATCATAACTTGGCCTTTTGTCGAGTATAAAAGAAAAAAGCAGCTAAAGAAGAAAATGGAAGAACTTCGTAAGAGAGATCCTTTCATTTACAAATAGGAGTTACCTATGAGAGTTATGGGAATTAGCGGTGCGTTAAACCACGATGCGGCAGTATCAGTTGTTGAAGATGGTCGCATATTATATGCTTCACATAGTGAACGCTACAGTAAGATTAAAAACGATCCACTGCTAAATGATGCGATTATAAATGCTGCGTTATCGTATGGTAAACCAGATGTTATTGCTTGGTATGAAAAACCTCTACTAAAGAAATTTAGACAAGCAACAGCACAACAATGGGATTTTGTATTTGATTGGGACGAAATGCCCAAGCGTTATATTAAGAAAAAGTTCCCACAGTTAGCAGGTATCAAAATTGAATATCAATCGCATCATTACACACATGCTGCCTCTGGTTATTACACAAGTAAACTTGCGGAAGCGGCTGTCGTTGTTATTGATTCTATAGGTGAATTTGAAACTCTTAGTATCTGGCGTGGTCGAGGAGACAAACTGGAAAAACTATATTCTCAGGATTATCCTAACAGTGTAGGTCTTTTCTATTCAGCTATGACACAGCGACTAGGACTAAAGCCACAAGAAGACGAATACATTCTTATGGGTATGGCAGCGTATGGTGATCCGTATCGCAGACATAATGGAAAAACTTTAGTACAACATTTAATGGATGATTTTGGTATTAAGTTAGAAGACCGCAGCGGAGAAGTATTCAAATTAATATCATTTAAAGAAAATCTACATAGAGGTTGTCGTTGGTTTTTAGAAGAACTACAAGAAGAACAAGACTTGTTTGATATAGCTGCCGCAACTCAATTGGTGTATGAACATATGTTGGAGCGTATTGTATATACAGCTAGAAATATGTCTCTTAGTACAAACATAATAATTATGGGAGGCTGTGCGCTAAACTGTAGTGCTAACTCTAAAATCACAGCAGCATTTAGAAATATATGGATCATGCCTAACCCAGGTGATGCAGGTTCTTGTATCGGCGCTACACAAAAATATTTTAATAATCGTATTCATTGGGAAACACCTTATTTAGGACATGAGATTAAAGGATCATATCCAGTAGAGAAAGCATTAGCAGCATTATTACGTGGTGAGATTGTTGGTATAGCAAACGGAAGAGCAGAGTTCGGTCCACGTGCGCTAGGCAATCGTACATTAACAGCAGACCCACGTGGTGATGATATTAAAGACCGTATGAATGAAATCAAACGCAGACAAAAGTTTAGACCTTTTGCACCGATGATTTTAGAAGAAGACGTAAATGATTATTTTTACATGCCAAAAAATGTGACAGAAAGCCCATATATGCAGTTTGTTGCTGAATGTAAATATCCTGATGAATTACCTGCTATCATTCACAAAGACGGAACATCACGTGTACAGACTGTAAGACATGACCAACATCCTGAGCTATATGAATTACTATATAAGTTCAAAAAAGAAACAGGATGTCCGATGTTAGTCAATACATCATTAAACATAAAGGGACAACCAATAGTAAATGATGAAAAGGATGCTGAAGATTTTGCCAAACATTATGGTATTTCGGTGTTTACAAGTGACGATTAATATGTTATAATACGTTAAAGATATATGGATAATTATGGCTTACGATTGTTTTTTTATAACACTTGATTATTGCAAAGAAGAATTTTCAAAGTACAAACGTATTAGGGAAAAAATGCCTAATGTTCGCATGGTTAAAATTTCAGATAACAATCAAATAAAAGAAGCAGTGACCAAAATACAAAAGTTGAGTAATACAGAATATATGTGGGTGATTGATCCTGAAACACAAGTCAACGATGATTTTAATTGGAACATGATCCCTGAAGTTTGGGATAATAAGTTATCACATGTTTGGTATACGGATCTAAGAAATAACTATTCAATGTCTATTGGGGTTAAACTTATACACAAAAATTATGACTTAGATGATTTTGATAACAGTTTGTATTTTAAAAAAGGACATTACAAAGAACACAAAAGTAATGTTCATTATGTTACAGTTGATAAAAAATATGATATTGTTTATTTGAGTTATAATGAACCTTTTGCTGATGAAAATTACCATAAACTTTTAGAAAAGGAACCAGACGCAAAAAGAGTTCGTGGTGTTAAGGGTATTTTTAATGCTCACAAGGTAGCATCTGAGATAGTAGAAACTGATATGTTTTATGTCGTAGATGCAGACGCTGAGATAGTAGAGGATTTTGAATTTGATTATTATGCTGATCCATGGGATAGAGAAACAGTACATGTTTGGAAATCTCGTAATCCGATCAATGATTTAGAATATGGTTATGGCGGCGTGAAACTATTTCCAACTAAATTGTTACGTCAAGCAACCCATTGGAACATAGATTTTACTACGTCAATATCAGATAAATTCAGAATTATGGATGCAGTATCCAACTATACTACATTTAACACTGATCCGTTTAATACTTGGAAGAGTGCTTTTAGAGAATGTGTTAAGCTAAGTAGTAATATTATTAATCGTAGTGTAGAAGAAGAAAATAATACTAGATTAGATACTTGGTGTACTGTGGGAAAAGACAGACACATGGGCGAATTTGCTTTATTGGGAGCAAACTCTGGAAAACAATATGGTGAGAAATTTCACAACCAACAAGATAAATTAAATCTTATAAATGATTTTGATTGGTTAAAAACAAAGTTCAAGGAAGAAAACAATGGTTAAAAAAATTAGAATGATTGATAAAAACAGACGTAGAAAAACATCAGTCAAATCAAATCAAGACCTATATGATAGTGTAGGAGTAGATCCAACGCTTACTATAGAAGATGAAACAGAGAGTGCAGCAGCAGGAGCTACAATAACTATAGCAGAAAATTTTCCTGAAGTTATCGGTACTCCGCTTTTAGAACATTATAATTACCAAGAAATGGTAGAACAGTATTCACAAGTTAATGTTGCTCAACAATTAGGTAACTATCGTAGTGCTATGGACTTTTTAACTTATTATACGCCACAAGATAAAGATAATCTTTCGGATAGATTAAAAAAGATTATCTATCACTTCCCCAATGTCGATATGGGTTCTTTCTTAACAAAAGAAAGTGCTAGAATTAACACATGGATTATTCAACATTTGTTCCATTCATTTGGAGAAAAGTATATCGGTACTGTGTATCTATTAGGCGGCGGCATGGGGTTACTGGGTGCCATGATGCTAGACACGAAACTTAGGTTTGAAAATATTCGTTCTTTTGATATTCACGGATCTGGACAGTTTTTGGCTGATGAAATGATGTCAAATGAATTATTACAAGATTGGAGATTTAAGGCAACAACACAAGATATATTTAATATTGGTTATGATGAAAATGTATTCTCTACTGTTCTTCCAGACGGTACTATATCTAACCCATTCAAAGAAATACCTGGAACTTTGATCAATCCTAATATTAGTTACTTAGAAAAATATGAAGCATGGTGGGATATGATACCAGATATGCGCAGAGTAGTTGTAGTCGGTGAAACTGGTGATGTACCAAGACCATTCTCCAGCTCACAAGCATTCAATCGTAAGTTTGAAATGAACTACGAAGTATATACTGGTGTTATACAAGTCGATAAAAAATATTACTTTATGAAAATAGGATACAAATAATGTTAGAAACTTTTGAATTATTAGATAGATTTGAAATACTATATCCTGAAGTAGAAGAATTTCCTCTACTTAGACGGGCATATATTGATAAAGATATGTCTAGTATATTCAAACTATTAGAAAAAACTAACTTATATGCAGACGAATTGCGCAAAGCTGTTATTGAAGAAAATCTGCATAGTATTTTTAGATTACTTCCAGATGATTATGATGACCTGCGTAAAGCAGTTGTAGAAGAAAATAGACACAGTATTTTTAGACTATTACCTGCGCAGTTCGATGAACTTAGAAAAGCAGTTATTGAAAAAAATATAAGAAGTATTTTCAGACTATTAGAAGAAGAAAAACATTATAATAAACTAGAAGATTTAAAAAAGGCGGTGGCAGAGGACAATTTATATAGTTTGTTTAGATTATTACCTGACTATTATTCTGGTTTAAAAAACAGCGTGTGTGATAAGAATGTACATAGTATTTTTAGATTTGTAGATACTGATGATAGAAAAACAGATGATTTAAGAAAAGCAGTATTAGAAAAAAACTTACATAGTGTCTTTAGATTATTAGAAGACCATGATTTGCGTAAATTACTTTTAGAAGATAATACCAACAAATTGTGGGATATTATCAAAAGATATAAAGACGTACAATTTGTGGATGCTTTAAAATATTTTTATTTGAATGATATAGAAATCAATACTGATTGTTTGAGTAGAGGTCAGATAAAAAGTAAGATGTGGTTAGTTGAAGAAGTTTCTAAATTAGATGTAGATTTAGGAATAGTATTCCTATGCGCAGGATGGTATGGTACGCTTGCTACAATGTTATTTGAAAGCGGAATTAAGATTGAAAAGATAAGAAGTTTTGATATTGATCCTACTTGTGCTAACATAGCAGAGACATTTAATAAGAAATGGTTATTAGAAGATTGGCGTTTTAAGGCAAGTACATTAGATATTATGAAATTCAAATGGTCAAAAAACCCAGCACCTAGCGACGGTTCTATCGGTAATATGTATTATGAAACGATTGCAAATGATGCTGTTGTAAAACTTAAAGACAATCCTGATACTATAATTAACACAAGTAGTGAACATATTGAAAACTTTGATGAATGGTATAATAATATACCAGATGGAAAATTAATTATACTTCAGAATAATAATTTTGTAGATATTGAAGAACATGTAAATTCTTTTAAAACACTAAAGCAGTTTAGTAAAAGCGTAAAAATGAAAGAAACTCTATTCGAAGGTGAATTAGTATTACCACAATATAAGAGATTTATGAAAATAGGTTACAAGTAATGAATAAAAATATACTACTCGTTGGATGTAGTTTTATTAGAGGAGTATATTCAGACGATGAACTAGATCCAAATATATTAGACTTGAGATTTGGTCATTTGTTGTATGATACATTGACAGAAAGAGGATTAAAAGATTTTAATATATATGATACATCTTTTTTCTGTAATAGTGTACCTACACAGTGTATGATGATAGAACAACATCTAAAACACGAAAGAGTAGATTATGTAGTTTTTCAAGCAACTGTACCAAATAGAATTGGTTTAATAACAGATATTGAAAAGTTTATGTATGCAATATCTAATATTGGAATGATAATTGATGAAAATCTTACTAGGGGAGATGATAGAACTAAAAGAAACTACTTTACACTAAGAGGAAAAAATAACGGTGAAGATGTTTTCGGAAAAATAGATAAAGATTTGGGCGGTGTTTGGCTAAATGCAGGAATGATATATCACATGATTGAAAACAATAATAATTTGCTTAAATGGGTGACAGAAACATATTCAGAATATATGTCATGTCATGTCGGAGACATCGGAAATTGGTATTCTGTACAATCTAATTTATCGTTATTATTATATTCTCGTAAGTTATTAGAAAAAAGTAAAGTGCCTTTTAAAATCTTTGAATGGTTTGGATATGATGATTGTGAAACACTTGATACTTTTGATTTTTCTGTAAAAAAAGAAGGAATATTAGATAACCATTGGACAGATGATGGTTGTCATTTAGGTATTACCGGTCAGAAGAATATAATTGATAATTACTTAGTAGATGATATAATGAAAGTATTAACATAATGTATAACTATGATGATATAAAAATGGTACACTTAGAAGTTACACAACGTTGTCAAGCAGCATGTCCTATGTGTGACCGTAACGAAAACGGCGGACCTGATAATAAACACATCACTAATGCTGAACTAAGTTTAGAAGATTGTAAGCGTATTTTTCCAGTTGAATTTATTCAACAATTAGATACTATGTATATGTGTGGCAACTTAGGAGATCCTATTGTTGCTAGAGATACACTTGAAATATTTAAATACTTTAGAGAACACAACAAAGACATGTGGCTCTCAATGAATACAAATGCAGGAGCAAAAGATGAAACGTGGTGGCGTGAACTTGCCCAAGTCTTTGGTAGAATGGGCACTGTTATTTTCAGCGTGGATGGTCTTAGTGACACTAATCATCTATACAGGCAGAATGTTGTCTGGCCTAACGTAGAACGCAACATGAAGGCGTTCATAGACGCCGGAGGTAGAGCAAGATGGGACTATATAATATTTGCTCACAATGAACATCAAGTAGAAGAAGCTGAAGCACTTGCTAATGAGTGGGGATGTGAAAGATTTCAAAAGAAAAAGTCTGGTAGATTTATTGTAGCAAGTGGTGAAACACAAAAAGATTCACATCAAGCACAAAATCGTAAAGGTGAAAAAACTACTGAAATCAAAAAACCTACTAGCGAAGAAAATCAGAATCTAGCACTTCTAAAACAAAAAGAAATAGAAAAGTCATACGGCAGTATGCGTGATTACTATGATAAGTGTAGTATAAATTGTAAAGCAATTGAAAAGAAAGAAATCTTTGTCACTGCGGAAGGCTTACTGATGCCTTGTTGTTGGACTGCTGGGCGTATGTACAAGTGGTGGCATAAAGACTATCGTGTAGAACAAATTTGGGATCATATTGATGCATCTGGAGGTAAAGATGCTATCAGTTTACTAGATAATTCTATAGAAGAAGTAATGAACGGTAAATTACTTGATGGTATCGTAGACAGTTGGAATAAACCCAGCTTATCAGATGGTAAACTGGGTGTATGTTCTATGAAATGTGGAAGTGAATTTGATCCATTTGGTGAGCAATTTAAATAGACTTTGCTTTATCATAAAGCGGAGTTAATTCAGGGAATGTTTTACACAAATCTGTTCTACGTTTATTATCTATTAATACTGTACCATCATACCAAGATTTAAGATTTTTTGTATTAGTTGTGTGTTCGGGGTCATCTTTATTAAGCCAATCAATCCATCTAGGCAATGTATACTTCCATGATGATGGATGTTTACCTGATTTCAATGATCTTTCGGCGGCATCCTTTGCCTTCTCTGCCAATTCAGGAATGTATAAAAGCATGTCGGGTGATGTTGTTAAGTTATTCCATATAGTTAAACTACCATCAACAATTTTAAGTCTATTTTCATTATCGTCTGGTGGGCAATTATCTATATACCATTCGCCTAATTCATCTATTGTAAGAGCATTATATACATTCCAACATGTTTGTATATTGAGTACTAAACCTGCATCACGGACTTTATTATAGGTTTCTAACCATTTATTGTCTTTATATCCCCAACGAATATATTCACCCTTTTCTCCGTGGCCATCACTACTCATTATAACTTTGGCGTTATCGCCCCAATGTACTAAGTATTCTGAAATAATATCAACACCTTTGTAGCTTTTTGTAATACTACCGTTTGTATGACTCCATATGAATATTTTCTTGTGTAGTCCACGTTTTAGAAGAGCATCCAATAATTCATATGTTTCTTCAGCTAACCATGGTTCACCGCCATTTAAGTGTATATCTTTTATAGTATCAGCATGATCCAGTACATACTGTACTTTCTTTTTACCGTCATTTTTCCAATTGTCCATATGACTAAAATAGTTTTCTGGATCATTACCGTTTAAGATAGCAAATTCTTTTTTGTAGTTGTTGTTAATAGTAGTACTAAGTTCCGGTGTACAACCTAAACACGCAAAGTTACATTTATTTGTCCATAAAAAATCTAACCAATACGGCTTATGCTCATGTAGTGTGCCATCCTCATCTGTCGCATTAATTAGAGTTTCTAAATCATCTAACTCTGCGTTAGCATTGCCCATTATTCTGTTAAGAGCTGGATCGCCTTTTTGTTCTTGTAACCAACATGCTTTGCATTGTGGATGTCTTTTGTTTTGTAAGAATGCAGCACGTACACTTTTAGCGTGGTCACTATTGTACATTTCTTCAAATGTCTCTTTTGTACTCCAACCTATTGGAACCCTTGATTTACAGCATGTACTAACCAATCCTTGTGGTCCCTCGTGGAAACTATTCCAAGGACTAGCACAAAAATTACTACCGTACTTTTTTGTTACTTCTACGTGCTGTTCGTATCTTTTATCAATTGACTTTTGCATAAATATATTTATCATAATTAAGTGAGTATATAATACAATGAATATAGATGAAATAAAAAGAGTTGAGTTAGAGATTACTAGTGACTGTAACGCAGCATGTCCGGGTTGTGCTAGAACACAAAACTTAGATATATTACAACCGCGAAATCTGTCAATTGAACAAATTAAAACTTGGTTTCCAGATCGTAGACATATTGAAAACAAGATATTTAAATTGTGCGGTGTATTGGGTGATCCTATTGTAAACCCAGATTGTATGGCTATAACTAAATGGTTATTAGAAAATGGTGGTTATGTACACTATTCTACAAACGGTGGGCGTAATAGCGCAGACTGGTGGTATGAGCTAGGTGTGCTAGGTGGTACGTATGACCGAGACAGGCTTAAGGTTCATTTCTGTGTAGACGGAATGGAAACAAATTACATCTATCGTGTCAATACAGTCTACGATGTTATAGATAGAAATATGCAGGCATATAGCGATGGTGGACACAGTACGGGTGGTCGTGCTGAAGCTAGTTGGATCTATATCGTATTTGACCACAATGAACATGAAGTAGAAGCAGCAAAGAAACGTGCTGAAGAACTTGACTTTAGATTTGCCACTCGTACAGGTATGAGAAATACTTACCATGATTGGGTTGCAAAAATTAAAAAGAAAGACCATGAAAAAAAGAAAGTTGTTACAGAAGAAAAGACAATTACGACTACTGGTGCTAAAGAACACAGTAAAGTGGCTGTTGTAAAAGAACTTGACAAATTTATTGAAGCGTATACAGAAGAACCAAAGAGTATAGATGAACAAAAACTAAAAGAAGTTGTTGATAGTATTAACTGTAAGTTTTACCATGATAAAGAAATATTTGTAAGTGCTAATAGTACTCTATGGCCTTGTTGTTTCTTGTGGGATAGTGCTTTTAAAAATAAAGATGGTATACTAGATAAGTATAGTTCTTTCCCTGAAGGTTGGAACGATTTAAATAAACATAGTATTGAAGAAGTATTAAACACTGATTACTATCTACAGACACTAGCAGACAGTTTTGATCCAAGACATAATAAACATATTAGTCGTTGTATTAGAACTTGTGCCAAAAATCGTGCGTATCATAATGAGATAAATTATGCCTGATATATTAGTTTTTGGCTGTAGCTACACACAAGGGTTTAAAGCTCCATACGAAGAAAGCTGGAGTTGGCAACTAAGCAAAAGACATCCACACTTAAATTTTATAGATTTGAGTAAAGGCGGTAGTAGTGTACAATTTCAATATTTCTTATACAGTATATTATTACAAGAAATGAATCCAGACGCTGTGATATTTCAACTTACTACTCCATTCAGAATTACTTTATGGCCAGAAGTGTTTGACTGGAAAAAGTATACTGTAAAACGTTCAGATAACTATACATTCTTTGATAACGATTTATTAGAAAAAGATTGTGTATTTGCTAGTAGCGCCTGGTTAACTACTCATGGTATATTTACGGGTAATAGACCAAAAGACTTAACAAACTTACCTGGTATCGCTCCTGATTATATAGAATGGGTACAATCATATTTTGAAAATGTAAATAGTCATCAGCATAAGATTAATTTTCAACCACTAGCAGATAGAATTAACCGTGAAGTAGATTTATGCTTTGAACACAAAGACAGTGTAAGCGGAGCAGAACATCAATATAACAGTGCAGAGCCAATACATTGTATAGAAACAATGTTTGGTGATGACTTTAAAAAATATTCTGCTGATTCAGCTAGTCACTTTACAGTAGAAGGTTGTTTACGAGTAGCAGATTGGATCGAAAAGGATTTTTTAAAACCTAGAGGTCTAGTATGAAATGTGCCGCGCCATATATAGGTATATTCTATCGTACTAATAATAATCGTATCTCTCCGTGTTGTCAATATAGAACAACATATGATCCAATGGAGTATGATTATAAAGACGCTGTACAGGATATAGAAGAACAAGAACAAACGCCTAACTGTGAAACATGTTGGGAACGTGAACGTTATGGTAAGAGTACACTAAGAAAAAGTTTTGATCGATACCGTGAATCATTCGCAAGTGATTGGGATGGTCACAGTTTTATGCCAGTATATGCGGATATACGCACAAGTAATTATTGTAATCTACAATGTAATATGTGTTCACCATTAGACAGTAGTAAGATAGAAAGTTTTATTAAAACTAATCCAGAAATGGAAGAGTATTTCAAAGACGTTTCACCGGGATATCAAAATAGTACAGTGAATGTTCCAGTAGCAGATTTAGGAAAATTAAGAGTTCTTAAAGTTGCAGGTGGTGAACCTACAATTGATCCAAAATGTATAGAATTTTTAGATAGCTTTATAGCAGAACATGACGCTAGTAATGTTGAATTGTGGGTTACAACAAATGCTACACGCATGTTACCGTTCTTACGCAAATATAAACCATTGTTTAAAAGATTATGTGTTACACTAAGTTTAGATGCGTCTGGTCCTATTGTTGAATTTATACGTTATCCTGCAGATTGGAATATTATACAATCAAATATAGACTCGGCTATCGAAGAAGAATTATGTGATGATATGAATATCAATATAGTTACACAACCTTATAATTTAATATCATTTAGTAGTTGGGCACCATGGTTCTCTGAATTTAAAGAACGTGTGCCTAGAACTAAAATAGTATTTTTAGAATGTAGTAACCCAAAACACTTTAGTACCAGGGCAATGTCTGAGAGAGCCAGAGAGCGTTCTGTAGAAGGTATAGACTATATAAGAAGCAACTATAGTAATTTACAAGATAAGTGTGATGAACTTTATAAAATTGTAACAGGTAAAACTTATGATGTAAAATATCATAAAAAGTTAATTAAGTATACAGAAGACATAGGTCGAATAAGAAACATCGATGTTTGGTCTATTGATCCTTCATTTGAATATCTGAAATAAAATCTGCTATTTGTGGATATAGCATTTCAGTGTAATCTTGTTCTCTTACTTTATCTAGTGTTAGCGTATCTAGTTTTAGTTTTGCCCGCTTTTTAAGCACCATCTCTTCATCCATCTCAGCGTCTATACAATCTCTGAGATACGCACATGTCTTTTGCAATGCTGGTCTTGTATATGAGTTAGCATCTTCTAAGGCAACACACATATTCATCCATGCAGTTTCTAATAACTCTTGTGATGCCCATTTGACATCTAAACAGCTTTCATATGGATGAGGGTCTGGTATACATTTCCAAGTAATTTTATGCTCTGCAAACCAGTTATGTTGGTGTACCCAATCTACTAGATTACGAATATTAATCATATTATATATTGTTAAAACAGAACACACGTGTATTTCTAATTTTTCTGGATCTGTATTCTCACATAAATCTTCAATGTTCTTCTCTAATTTTCTCCAACTAAATGGATATCTTATATATTCATATGTACTACGGGTCGCATCAACTGAAATAGTAAAGTGAGTTTTATTGAACTTATTAATTGTTTCAAACAATCTATTGTTGAACTTAGTTCCGTTTGTTGTAAGGTGTAGTTTTATATTTTCTGGATTAATATTATCAACGATATCCCAGAATATTTTACTAGTAGTAGGTTCACCGCCGGTAAATTTTAATTCTGTTATTTCATCAGACAATTCTATAATTTCGTTTACATATTGCTCACCTATTCCAAAGAAAGTTTGTGTTCCATTTGTGTCATCTTTACTTTCTTCTTCTTTTATGTTATAATACTCTGGTAAAGGTAAGCCAAGTTCTAATATCTTATTGTAGTCTTGTCTTAGACTGTTACTGACACTGGGAGAACACATACGACAACGTAAATTACAATTTTCATCTAACATAGAATCTATTCTAGTGAGTTTAGTATCGATAGGTTTCTCTATTGCCTCTATAGCAGTAATACGAGGACTATGTCCTGTTTTGTCTTCTAAGTTCCAGCAATAGTTACACGCTTCATTTTTAATACCATTTAAAATATCGGAACGTAGATTGTCAAACTGTTCACTTAAAAATATATCTTTTAATGATTTGCCTTCTGATATCAGTTCTGATACTCCCATTGGGTCATCATCATTAGTTTTCATATTACAGCATGGGGTTATACGGTGTGGTTTTCCTTTGTACCAAGACTTGGGTGCAATACTATCAAATGGGAAAGTGCAATATGTTCTGTGTTTCATACTGTTATTTATGTTCGTAGTTAATAAGATAAATATAAGCATGTCACATAAAAACTTTTGTATTCTACCTTTCATACATCTTGCGACTACAACAGAAGGTAATTGCCGTCTGTGTTGTAAAGTATCAAAGCATAATGTCATACGTGATAACGATGGGATTCCATATAACATCAATACACATAGTGTAGATGAAATATGGAATAGTACACATATGAAAAATAGAAGACAGCGTATTTTAAATGATGAGAGATTACCTGAATGTGATATATGTTTTGATGAGGAAGACAAATATTATACATCTGGTTCTGAAATTTATCCCAGCAAAAGACGTAGAGAAAATCAAAAATGGGTACAGAAAAATGAGTTTGATGATACTGTAATAAACAATCCAAAAATAAAATACTATGACATAAGACTTGGTAATCTATGTAATTTAAAATGTCGTATGTGCTGGCCTCAGTTTAGCAGTCAAATTGTAAAAGAGCATACTAAGTTTGAACAGAGTGGTGATAAACTTTGGTACAGTAATTTTAAAGATATAAATGAAAATTGGGCAACACAAGAGTTTTGGGATTTTATAAGTAAAAACAGAGTTGATATAGAAGAGATTACATTTGTTGGAGGTGAACCTACTCTACACGAAGAAATGTATGATTTTTTAAAACAAGTTACTGATGATGGTACATCAAAAAATATAAGATTAAAGATTACTACAAATCTAACAAATCTACAAGAACGATTATTAGAGTATCTACCTCAATTTAAAAAGGTAACATTAGATTGTAGTATTGATGGTGTTGGTAAAGTACAAGAGTATATAAGAAATCCAAGTGACTGGGAAACGATTGGTAGAAATATGAATCGAATACTAGAATTGAATAGTGATACCATACTTTTAAATATTAGTACAGTTGTTCAAGTATATAACTTATTTGATTTGGGTAACTTAGTTGATTGGTATATTGAAAAATTAACACAAAATACATCAGGGCTGAATAACGTACAGTTGATGCTTAACAAATTATATGATCCAAATTACTTAAGTATGTATTTAATAAATAAGAGTGCTAGAAAAGAATGGTACTATGATGTGTTTGTGCCAACTAATACAAAACTAAAAAGTATCATAGACAACATAGAAGACTATGATGAAAATGATAGATGGAAATGGAAAGAAATCGAAGAAGTCAGACTTAGAATATTAAGTATTGCTAAAGAGCTTGGGTTAGTATACGTTAATAGCAAATCAAAAAAAGAAATACATAATCCAGAGTTAGATTGGTCTGATGATATAAAATATGCTGAACAAACATTAAAAGATGAATTTATTGCTTATACAAAACAACTGGATAGGCATAGAAAAGAAAATATTAAAGACATAATACAAATAGAAAGACATATATTATGACAAAGAAAAGTGATACATTCTGTATTTTACCGTGGGTACATCTGAGTACAAGACCAGATGGTTCAATGCGTGTATGTTGTACTGCTAATGCATCCAGTGTTGGACCAACTAATGATAAAGAACACGGTGGTATGGTAGGTATTCTAAAAGATGATGAAGGTAGACCCAACAATCTGAATGTAACTGATTTTCAAACTGCTTGGAATAGTAAGTACATGAAGAATGTACGCAGACAGATGATGAACAGTGAAGTCCCACCGAGTTGTGTAAAATGTTTTAAAGAAGAGGCTGCTGGACACAATTCAAAACGTATGTGGGAGACTAATTACTGGAGTCAACGTGTAGATGTTGACAGATTACTAGATAATACAACTGAAGATGGTGAAGTCCCACCAGAGTTGACGTATATTGATTTGCGATTTGGTACAAAATGTCAGTTAGCATGTGTTATGTGTTCGCCACACGATAGTTCAGGTTGGATTAAAGACCATTCAAAGATATTCCCACTTGTTCAGAATAATTCATTGAAGGAAACAATGCAATGGGCTGATAAGGGCAGCACAAATGGTAGTTCTTACAACTGGCATAAACAAAATCCAGTATTTTGGGAACAATTCTATTCACAGATACCGAATATGCAGCAGATTTATTTTGCTGGTGGCGAAAGTCTTATTATTGAAGAACACTATGAGATATTAGAAGAATGCATACGTCAGGGTCATGCTAAAAACTTAGAACTACGTTATAATTCAAACGGAGTTGAGTGGCGTGATGACTTATTTGACTTGTGGAAAGAATTTAAACTAGTTCGTTTCCATTATAGTGTAGATAGTATTGGTGAAATGAATAGTTATATTCGTTATCCTAGTGAGTGGAAGCGTACTGAAGAAGTTTTTCATATACTAGATAATGAAACAACTGATAATGTTGAGATTACAGTTGCGTGTGCTGTACAAGCACTTAATATCTACTATTTGCCAGACTTTATTCGTTGGAAATTAGAACAAGGATTTAAAAAGATTAATATGTGGCCGTTTGGAGCTGGTGGTATTAATTATCACTTTGTATACCATCCACCACATTTAAATGTTAAAGTTCTACCTACTGAATTTAAAGAAAAATGTAGAAAAAAATACGAAGAGTTTTATCCATGGTGGGAGGCTAACTGGGAAAAAGGTATTCCTGGCTGGCACAAGGGTAAAGTAAATTATGATGAATGGCGTAGCGCAAGTTATGGTATTGATAGATTAGAAGGGATGCTCAAATTTATGGAGAGTGAGGATTGGAGTATTCGCCTTCCCGAATTAAAAGAATATTTAATGCTGTGTGACAAACAAAGAAACTTAAATTTTTACGAAGTATTTAAAGATATGAAAGGAATATTCGATGGCATTTGATGTTAGTTTAAGTAATAAAAGTTATGAAATGCACAATATCAGTACTGATGTATTACATCAAGTAGACGAGGCATTATATCCGTATGATCCGACTTGGAAACGTGTTGGTGTAAATGTTAGTGGCGGCGCAGATAGTGCTGTTGGCACAGCGATACTAGCAGAGTTAATTGAAAAACATGGAAACAACACAGCAATCTATTTTTTAACAAACGTAAGAGTTTGGAATAATAGACCTTGGGCAGCACCTATTAGTGTAGAAGTATATAATAAAATACGTGAAATGTTCCCAAATGTTTGTATGGAACGTATTCAGAATTTTATTCCACCAGAGTTAGAAGAAGGCGCTATTGGTATTATAGAGAAACTAGGGACAACCGGTGATAGGCAATGTACACAGAGTTTCAATAGTTTTGCTGTTCACACATATAAGTTAGATGCTGTATATAATTTTATTACAAATAATCCAGCACCTGATGTGGTAAATCATACCAAAGGTCCATGGGATAGAGTATGGAATGAAGAAAGATTATCAACTACCAGCGTATGTCCACAATATATTGAAAAAGATGATACAGCCTTCAGAGATCCAGTACTGGTTCATCCTTGGAAACTTATTACCAAAGACTTTATTATGGCACAATATTATAGACGTGGTTGGGAAGATTTACTTAACACTACTCGTAGTTGTGAAGGTGATAAAGTTATATTCCCAGATGATTTTGTGGATCACACCAAATATGTACATGGCGAAACACCACTACCCACGTGCGATCAGTTATCAGATGATCCTAATAGAGGCTGTTATTGGTGTGCCGAACGTGAATGGGCAAAAGCAACAGCAAAGGAAAAGTTAGGTGAAACCAACTAAAGATAATACTTTTTGCTGGTTTCCATTTTCATTACTGGCGTTAAAGACTTGGCATTACAAGTATGGCATTACGAATGCTGCGCCGTGCTGTAATTCGATACGTCCTGATATGCCTGATCCGTTAAATAACCACATAGAACTGATATCTAATCCTGATACTATTACCGCAGAAGAAATATTTCATGGCAAGACGATGAATGAAATAAGAGAGTATGCGTTAACTAACAGAAGACATCCTTCATGTGCTACGTGTTGGAAGATGGAAGAAAACGGAAATGGAGATGATGTTTATAGTTATAGATTAGACAGCATGCCTCCTGGCTTATTAAAAATAACAGACGAAGACGAATTAGATGATCTTATAGAAAATCCAAAATTAAGTTCTATTGATTTTGCGTTTGGTGAAAACTGTAATTTGAGATGTCGTATGTGTCAACCAGGTTTAAGTAATAAACTTAGATTAGACTATCAATATTTTGCCGATAACAATGTGGACACAAGTGGTATTCAAGGATTTGATTGGCAGAAACGCAGAGATACTATCATAAAAGAAAATTCTCTTACTGAATTATCGTTAGAAGAACAAAAGAGAACGGATCAAGAATTATACATAGGTGGCGAATACCAAGTATACAACTGGAAAGACGGAAAACAGTGGGAAAATATATTAGACAATATACATAATTTAAAACATATAAAAGCAACTGGTGGTGAAACTCTTATGAGTAAACCTTTTATACAGTTTTTAGATACGGCTATTGAAACTGGAGCCTCAAAAAATATTATGTTAGAGTTCCATACTAATGCTACTAAGTTTTCAAATGAAAATATAGAAAAGTTAAAAAAGTTTGACGGTCTTGTATTAAATTGTAGTATCGATGGATATGGGAAAAATTATGAATATATAAGATACCCTATGAAATTTTCAGTATTAGAAAAGAGTTTAAGAAATATTTTAGAATCTGTCAAAGATATTAATTATAAAAGAACACCATATGGATTCATAAAAAACTTTAGTTTCAATGTCGTTCTTAGTGTGCTAAATGCACATTACTTAGAGGATTTAGTAGAGTTTCATTATAGTTTACATAAAGAGTATGGTAGAAAATCAAATGAATTTGCTGTATTCTTTTTAGACTTGCTTTGGCCCGAAGAAAAATACATAAATGTTAAGTTTTTACCTAAACATATAAAGTTAGACTTGATAGAAAAATTTAAAAATATCAAAGAAAATTATAGTCATAATAATGATTATTATCATACTAATATGACAAGTGGTATTTCTTTCTTAGAAGCAAACTTAGATTTAGAAATAACAGAACAACATAGATTGAATATGCTAAAAGAAATAAAAGTGTTTGACATGAGTAGAAATCAATGTTATAATGATTACATTCATCCGGACATAATAGAATTTTTGGAGACTCCAATAAAATGAAAGATTTAGAATACACTGATTTTACAGCAATCAATTTGCTGGATGGTGACAATCTTACTGTAACGTGGGATGTGGGTAGACGTTGTAACTATGACTGTACATATTGTCCACCACATAGACACGATAACTTTTCACCACATGCTAATTTAGAAACTTTAAAAAAGACTGGCAGATTTATTTTTGATTACGCAAATTTAATGATGCCTTATAAAAAAAATAAAGGTATAAACATCAATTTTACTGGTGGTGAACCTACAAACAATCCAAACTTTTTAGAGTTTGGCGAATGGCTACAGCAAACATGGCGTGAAAATTATAAAGATGATTATAGACTAAACTTGACTATTACTAGTAACGGTGCTTTCGGTAAAAAGATGGCAGACAGTGTTTGCGAAAACTATGGCTTTATGACTATCAGTTACCATGCGGAAGCACATTCAAGTTTAAAAAAACAAGTTGTTAATAACATTTACTATCTAACTGAAAAAGGATTCCCAATCAAAATTAATGTTATGTTCCATGCTGAATATTGGGATGAATGTAAAGAATTATGTATGCGTTTCGAACGTGATGGTATCGGTTACGTTCCGCGTATGATTGGTGAACACGAAGATAGTAAAAATAGTTATGCCCATAAATATACTGAAGAACAATTACAGTGGATGAAAGATTATTGGGCAGATAAAAATGCAGCACTTAATAAAGATAAAACTACGGAAGAAGCAGAAGCAGAAGTAGGACACGAAGCTGGTGCTGTACAAGTCGAAAAAACAGAAGAAAAGAAATTTGCTAGACAGTTGGGTAGACCGTGTTGTGGTAGTCGCACAATGGAAACTTGCGGTACAGATGGTTGCTGGAGTAAAAGCACATTTTTAGAGTTTGCTAAGTTTCGAAACTGGCAATGTAGTGTCAACTGGTTCTTTTTACATATTGAACAACAAACAGATACTATCTGGCATCACCAAACTTGTCAAGCACGTTTTGATGGTACACGTGGTCCAATTGGATCTATTTCAGAATGCGATAAGATTATAGAAGAGTTCCGTACTAATATAGAAAATAAAACAATGCCTATTATAACATGCCCTCTAGGTCCTGGAAAGCATTGTGGATGCGGTATGTGTACACCTAAGAGTATTGAACGTGATGAACTAATGAGTATTTTACCTCAACACATTGAAGACATGAGTATATTTGAGAACACAAAATGAATGTAAATGAATTAATTGAAGCAAGCAAAAACGCTGAACATTGCCAACGTAACTGGGATCATACACAATCGGTTCCAGAAGAACATGTACATGCGCTAATTGATATAGCAATAAACATGCCTACTAAATCTAATGATGAATTTTACAGATTAGTAGTATCAACCGATAGAGATTTAAATCGTAAATTTTATGAATTGGCAGAAGATCCAGATAATCAACAAACTGTAGGTAGAAACGCACAAGTTGATGCACCTGTGGTGTTTACTTGGTTTGAACTTAAAAAAGAAGGCATTGGAGATTGGAAAAACACTCAAGGATTTTTTGATCCATGGTTATTAAATGCCAGAACTGCTATGGGAATTAGCAGTGGCGCTGTAGCATTTGCAGCGAATGCTTTAGGATACCGTACCGGATACAATCAATGTTTTGATTCAAAAGATATTGCTGAATTAGTAACAGAAGTTACAGGCGAAACAGATATTGAATTTTTTTCAAAACCACACTATCAATTGGGTATAGGTTTTCCTAATAAAGAACATACGTGGAATACTGTACTAAATGATGATGGTACTGTTTTTAGAAATATAGTTTCTCATAGTAAATCTATAAAAACATATGTAATATAAAGAGAATACATAATGTGGGATATGAAAACAATAGAATGGTTAGATATAGAACTAACAAGTTTTTGTAACATCCAATGTAAAGGATGTTTTAGAGTTATATCTAAACATGCTGATAAAATATTAAACAAAGAATATATTACAATTGATACAATACGTGAACGATTTCAAAAAGATATGTTTCCAAGTATTAAGATTATAAATTTTTGTGGCAGTGTAGACGAACCCACATCGCACCCACAATTCTTTGATATCATAAGACACTTTGCTGATTGGGGTGCGCATATTAACATTGCTACTAATGGCAGTTTGCGTCACCCACAATGGTGGACAGACTTAGCAGGACTACTACCAGAGAGCCACGCAGTTACCTGGGGAATCGATGGAAGTGATGAACTAAGTGAAGTTTATAGAGAAGGCAGTAGCTTTAAAAAAGTAGAACAAAACTATAAAGCATTTAACGCAGCAGGTGGTCGAAGTAATTGGCAGTTCATTGTTTTTGAACATAACGAACATCAGATGGAAGAAGCAAAACAAAAAGCATCTGACGAAGGGTTTAAAAATTTTAAAACTATTATTAGTCATCGTAAAGACACTAAAGGTGTGAAAGCGGCAAAGACTGAAGACATAGATAACGCAGTAGAGATACCATATGTGAGTTGTAAATATGGAAATCAAAAGCGTATCTTTATTAATCATACTGGTAACGTAATACCTTGTTGTCATTTAAATAGTAAAATGATGGAATATAATGTAACAGGTATTCACAAAGATGAATTTGAAACACTACTAGAAGAAAACGATTATAAAAATACGATAAATTTAGAAAACGCAAGTATTGAAGATGCCATAAACAGTAAAGTGTGGAAGGGCATTATTGATAGTTGGGATGGGGATAATCCTGTTCCTCGCTGTATGCAAGTATGTAAGCAAATGAAGCGTGATACATTTATAAAAGAAGAATTATGATTATAGAAACACCGAATGAACCTATAGGAGTATCAGTCAGTGGAGGTGCAGATAGCGCACTTCTATTGTACTTACTGATGTCTGTACATAAAAATAAAATGTACATATGTACAGTAGCAGCAGCAGATAAATTTGAACGTAATGCAAAAAGAACTCCTTCTATCATAGAGTACTGTAGCAATGCTACTGGATTTACAAACTATGACCATAGATTAAGACATATACCACATCAGACATTAGAAAACTTGAACGAGGATCTTAGTTCATTATTAGATAGTAATACTATAAGTTGTTTTTATAATGGTGCTACAGCTAATCCGCCGGCAGATGTCGTTGAGAGTTTCATTAGTAAAGATGGTCCAGTAGATGATAGAACACCAGACGGTAATCGCCCTGAAATTCTGTTTGATGGTAAAGTTAGATTACCATTTGCTAATATAGATAAACGTGGTATTGCTAATTTATATAGAAAACATAACTTATTAGATTTGTTTGAGTTAACTAGTAGTTGTGAATGGATGGATGACACGATGAAACATCTACCAGACATTGATCCTACAGTAGAACAGTGTGGTTATTGTTGGTGGTGTGAAGAAAGACAATGGGGATTTGGACGACTATGAGTGAAGACTTAAAATGGAGTGAGTATGACTTTACTAAAATACCTTTTGATGATTTAGTACAAGTAGGACAGCGTACATTACTTTACCGTGACTTATTTACAGTGTCATGGTTACTTGGACGCTTCTGTAACTATAGATGTAGTTATTGCTGGCCCTATGCCAGAAGTGACAGAAAAGATCACAGACCAACAGAGTTGTGTCTAGCAACAGTAGATGAAATAAAGAGGCAAGCACGTGATAATGGATTTAATAGTTTTCACTTTAGTCTTAGTGGGGGCGAGCCTACCTTCCACCCTGGATACTTGGACATACTGGGCCATTTGGCTGATGATGTTCCTAATACTAACTATACTAGTATACATATGACTAGTAATTGTTCTCGCCCACTTAAGTGGTTTGAGGATTATGTGGAAAGAGCGAAACCTTTTCATAGAGCAAGTATTACAGCAAGTTTACATACAGAGCATTTAGACACGAAGGAGAAGATGCAGGAATTCGCAGACAAATTAATCCTGTGTCAGGAACACGATGTACAGATTACAATCAACATGGTCATGGTTCCCGAGTGGTTTGAAAAAGATTGGGAAAATGCTCTTTTCTTCCACGAGCAAGGAATCAACGTTACCCTCAAACCCCAAAGTGACCCAACAGCGTCAAAAGTTGTTGAAGGATATACAGAAGAACAAATGAAGCGTTTGTGGAATGGTATGCCTCAAATGGCTTATACTGAAGTAAAAAGAAAATGGGAGGGTAGACCGAAGCCTACATTTGAAATGCCACAGTACGCTATTGGTGAAAATGATAAAAGCGTTCCATGGCATATGCAGGTAGAGTTCACTGATTCAAAAGGTAAGAAGTGGTATATGGACCAAGCAGAACGTTTCAATGCTTTTAACTTTAATAATTTTGAAGGATGGAGTTGTAACAGTGGATATCAAGGAATTATTATACGTGAACCTGACGGATCCATCAAACGTTCATATAGTTGTGCAGATCAACCATTAGGATATATTGAGAGTGGATTTAAACTATTTGATAAACCGATGCCTTGTATTAGCAAAAGTTGTGTAAGTTCAGCCGATAGTAAAATACCAAAGAGAAAAGTCTAATTTTGTTTTAAGTTTCTCAAAACAGCGTTTACCGAATCTTTATTACATTTTATGTTAAAAACAATCCAGTAACTATTATCAAAACTAGCATTAAAAAGGGTATGTACTTTAGTTGTATTAAGAAAGTACATACGTCCCTGTTCCCAATGCATTGCGTTTTCTTCTAAGTTGAAGAAAACATTTGGTGGGTTACAATTGTGTAATGGAACAATTAATCTAAAAGTATTGATATCATAATGATATGTGTCACGGTGTGGTGGGAAAAAACCTCCCGGGCCTAATCTGATTACATGTGAACGAAACATGTAATTTTTCCATGGTTCAATAATTTGTTGAAGTTCTTTATATTGTTCGTAAACTGGTGTGACTACATCAAAGTCTGTTTCAGCATGACTAGTATTGTTTTCTATATTATATTGATGTAGGCTATCTAAATCTGGTACACCACTAAGCCCACCATCTAAACTAGTTATACTTAACCCCCAACGATTAACATCGTGTCTTGGATTATATCTAACATACTTGAAGTTGTCTTCTGACCAGCGAACAAACTTCTTTCCATCTATAGTTGGCTTTAATTCTATTTGATCACCATATGCTGTTAATGTTAAGAAGTCAAAACTCATACTGCCATATCCGCTTTGATAGTCCCATGACTGTTATAGTCTTTAATTTCAAAATCATTCATTTTGAAATCGTCAATTGATTTAATATCTGGATTGATTACCAAATTTGGATAATCATTTGGTTCTCTTTCTAATTGCTCCTTAACCGCATCTATATGGTTCATATAAATGTGAGCATCACCGATAGTGTGAAAAAACTCTCCCACTTTAAGTTCACATACTTGTGCAATCATATGTGTTAATAGTGAGTATGACGCAATGTTGAACGGCACGCCCAAGAATAAATCAGCACTACGTTGATACAGATTGCAGCTTAGTTCTCCATTATTATTAACATAAAATTGTGAGAATGTGTGACATGGTGGTAATGCCATCTTGTCGATATCTGCTACATTCCAAGCAGAAAGAATATGTCTACGTGATTGTGGATTGGTTTTTATATTCTCAATCAAGTTAGCTAGTTGATCTATATGCCCGCCCTCTGGCTTCTCCCAGCGTCTCCATTGCTTTCCGTACACGGGTCCTAGATGCTTTGTTAATGCTGTATTGATGTAACCTAATTCTTTACCTTGATTATCAGCATTGGCTGTCCAGATAGTTTTTTTGTCCATTATGTTACCAGATGTTGTACCATAATGTATTTCTGCTAATCTGCGTTCATCTGTGGATCCTTCAATGAACCAAAGCAGTTCACTTAGTACAGATTTGAATGGGACTTTCTTTGTAGTTAAAAGTGGGAATCCATCTTTAAAATCAAAGTTTAGCATTGACATAAAAATAGATTTTGTGCCTACGCCAGTTCGCTCCTTGTCACGTTCTTCGCCTTTTTCCATCACTGTGTGAAGTAAGTCTAAATACATTTCTTCAGAAGTGTTCATACTTTTTTTCTACTCCATCTTTCTGCGTTAACTGTTGGATTGTGTCTATTACCGTATAATACTCTTTCGTACTCTTTTCTGTATCCATGAAAATAGTTACCAGTATCTAATGTTCTGTCACATTTATAGGAACCTTGTACTTTACAATAATAAATTATATCACACATATTATGACATTGTTCGAATAATGTTGCTCCGCCAACTATTATTTTAGATTTGCCTGGATGTCTAAAATCAATCGCATCTAATATATCACGCATAGTATGTGCCGTATAATCATAGCAATCGAATACTCCAGGGAAGTTGGATATATCTTTTGTTGTTATTACATATGATTGTGTCTTTGGGATTGATCTAAATCTTTGCCAAGATTTAGATCCCATAATAACAACATTATCTTTTAATGTTGAATTTAAGTAGTGTTGGTATGAATCACTGATAGGCCAGGGCATCCCATTTTTATATCCTATACCGTTGTTCTTGTCAACAGACAACAACATACTAATCATTATCATCGCCTTTATAACTGTCAAAATGTTTCTTTAAAATATTTTTAACATTTTTAATTACGCTATCACGTAATTCTGGTATGTCTACTAATACTTCAACATCATCAATTGCTTCAAAGTTTTTAGCAACTTCTGACCAACTAAAGTCTCCTGACATTGGGAGCGGATTTAGTAACTCTTCTCCCGATAGATAGATTACCGAACCATTTCTCATTTTAACTACGATAGTTTTTACATATGATGCTGGTATACTAAGAGGAAGTATTTCTTCCATAATTCTATCAAACTCATTTTCTCTATCAAACTTCATCAGCTTAGATCACCATTTTCTTTCATTACTTCAACGTGTTCTAACGCTGCTAGAATAACTGCTGCCGACTTAATAAGTTCACTTTCAAAATCGGTTGTGGATGGAGGAGTAAGCATAGTAGCACGTTTAGTTTCTTGTACAAGATAATAAGAAGCGATTGCAATCCAATCATTTGGTTTGTTTTTAGCATCCCATTCACTACCAGGGATATCTGCCTGGCGTATACGCTCCTGTTCAATTCTACTTAATATACTACTACGCTTACTTGACATTTAAGCCTCCGACTTCTTTGGACGACCACGTTTCTTTGGTGCGTCTGTTTTTGCTTTTGTTGTTACACGAACCTTAGGCTTTGCTTCAGATGGACGCAATGAAGGATCATATTTGTATGCTTCTTCACGTTTTGCGATTGCATCCTGTTCAAGTAAATTAGCTTGAACCATTAGATTTTGAGCAATAGCACGATTTTCGTCCTTTTTTGAATCTTCTACATTAGCATCTACCTGTGATGGTGCTGATGCTGGTACCTCTTCTACTGGCGCCGGGGTATCTGAATCAACCTGATCCATTTGTTCTAAAATTTCTGATAGCCTAACGTTAGTATTTGAATTAGGTGTCATAATAATAGAATTTGTTGGAAGTTTTTTAAGATGGCCTTCTTTGTGAAGTGTTTCTAGCATAGGTGTACCATGCCAAAATACTTTACGTGTAAGAACTTCATACAAGTTATTTGTTGCTTGCCCTTCTGGTGATTCAATAGCTTCCATGTAAGCATCATGGTATCGATCTGGTAATGAATCACTATAAACAACTAAAGCATAGTCTTTTTCATCAGGTAGTTGCATGAACACTGTACTTAAACGTTGTCCAGTTCCATCATGTCTACCTACATGTTTAAGAAACTTAGCCATTTATGACTCCGAAGCCTCTTCAGTTGCTTCGCCTTCTGCTTCAGCATTTTCTGCGTTTTGTGCTTGTACAAAGTCAACAAATGCTTTAACTCTGTTAGCAACATTACCTACAGCAGAAAGTTCTGATGCTTGAAATGCTCCTCGTTTTGATGCTAGATCGATAATAGCATAAACATTCGCTAGGTCATTTACTGTGACGCTAGGTTGTTCTGTTGTAGCTGCCTCTTCTACAGCTTGGGTTTCTTCTGACATTTAAAACTCCTTTATTTCTTATGTCATATTATATATAATATGAATAAACAGTTATTCATACCTACTATTATATCTTATTTTGGGATGAGTGTCAAGTGTTTTTACACTGCCATTTGTACATATTCTTCTGGCCAGTTTAGGTATTTTAACCAAATCTCATATCTAATATGTATCATAAAGTTTTTATTATTATACAATTGATAGAAGTTTGGTTTACTAGGCATTTTCTTTGGAAGAATATGTGTTTTATTTCCTTTACTGTGATTGCATTTTTTACATGCTGTTACAATATTTTCCCATGTTGTTTTACCACCTTTTGATTTTGGTAGTACATGGTCTAATGTTAATTCTGAGTTTTTAAACTGGGTATGACAGTACTGACATGTCCATTTATCACGTATAAAAATATTGTTTCTTGTAAAGTTCACTGCACCTGTCTGTGGCACATATTCTTTTACAGACACAACAGATGGTACTTGTAGTGTATGGTTAACACTATGTACTTCCCATTCATCATGCCATTCTAATACATTGATTTTATCGAGCCAAATGAGTTTGATACTTTCCTGCCACGTTAGCGTGGAAAGCGGAGTCACACTGAGTGGTGACCCATTGGCATTTAGCAATAAGGTGTCATTACTCATATAGTTATTTATTCTTTATTTGGAGTAGTAAGTATGCTCTCCAAACGGTGGGATGATATGATCTGATCCATGAATAACAAACAATGTGTCACAATAGTTTGGATTACCCCATGAACCAAACGGATAACCATCTGTGAACATGATGAACTTGTCAGGTTGAATATCGTTTTCTTCCATGAAGTTCCAATTACATTCAAAGTCAGTACCACCACAGCCGATAATTTCGTATTCTTTGATTTCCTCAGCATTCATAGGAGTGAATTCTTTAAATGAATCTGCGTATACTTGTGTATCAAAAGTCCAAATACGGAGACGAAAATCTTGAAACTGTTGCATGATGCCGTAGATTTCACCTAGAAAGTCACGAATCATGTCATGTGAAATAGAACCTGAAACATCAATACCGATAGCAGCCTCAACTTGATACTCATTATCCATACCTGGTAGATAGATACCTAGTGAACGTGACTTACGAGATTGACGCATCCAAGTAAAATCTGATTTTAGTGCAGACTGCATTGAAAGATTAAGATGTTCACGCCAGTCCATTTTAGGTTCAGTCATATCTTTAATGATACGCTTGATATCACCGGGAAGATTGCCAGAACCCGCAGACTGTGCAGCCTGTAGAACAGCTTGTTTCATCTGATCCTTGATTGCTTTAGCTTCTTCTTTAGAAATTTTGATAGGAGCATTGCGTCCAGTAGGATCATTTTCACCGTCGCTACCTTGACCTTCACCATCACCAAACATGTGTTCATCAAGTGTTTCAGTGTTAGAGAAATCTTTACCTTGTTCTTTTTGTTCTAGTAGGTCTGCGTAAATTTCTTCTGTATAAGACTTGTAGTATTTACGATCATACAGCGCAGACTTAGGCATAGTACCGATTTTCGCTTCTACTGTAGCCTGATTAACTTTGTAGTCAGCAGCAATGTTCCACAGTTTAGGATCACGCTTTTCTTCAGTAAAGTCCATAAGACGACCACCTACACCGCAGTGATCATATACACAGTGAAAGACCTCGTGTCCTACAACGAAGTCGATTTCCTCAGGTGTTAGAGTACGAAAGAAGTCACAATTGTAGTAGAAATGCTTGCCGTCAACAGCAGCAGTAGGAAGCCATTCAGCCTCGACTAGTTTAAGACGAGTAGCAAGTGTACCAAAGAACGGGTGTTTGATTAGCATTCTCACACGACCCGATACAATCATTTCTTTGACTTCTAAATCAGTGTATTCGAATACTACAGGTTCAGCAGAATCTTCGTCTACTTCGATACCGTTTTCTTTCAGAATATCATCAAGTACTGCGTTAAAATCATCTTCTGATTTAATTTCATGAGGTTTGACTTGCATGTGATTCGTCCTTTTTTCTAACTACTCTACTAATATAACACATATTTAGATAGTGTCAAGTAATTAAAGGGAGCAATGCTCCCCTTATGCGTTGTGTGCATCAATGATTAGTTTGCCATACTTCTTAAAGAACTTTTCAATGCAGGGAACTTTGCGAGGTTCAAGAGGAAGTTTGTAAACTTTCAGTGCAGTACGACCACCAAGTACGGTCATTTCTGTTTCAAAGTTATCCATCATAAAGTTGAAGAAGTTGTCAGCCATTTTGTACAACTCGTCCATTTTCTCTTTACCATTACGATCAACAAAGTCCTTCAACTCATAACAAAGTGAAGCAGTTAATGAGAACATCGCAGAAATTTCGCTTGCTTCTGAACCCAGTGTCTTTACTTTACCTGACAAGATATCTGTCGGATTAGGCAGTTTACCAGCAATTGCTCGGTGTGCCATGAACTTAGTTGCGATACCATCACCAACAGTACCTGCAATCAAATCATGTAAACGACTGTCTGAGATTTGCTCACCTTCTTGAGGAAGCATCTGAGAAACAAAAGTCCATGAACGAGGAGTAGCAAACGCCCGTGACGCAGTGCGAGGATCAAAGTTCATAAGATCCATCTTGTTAGCAGTTACATAACCTACGACCTCAGGATCGATATTGTTTTGTAATGCCCAAGTCTGCCA